TACGACATCTTCCTGGACGTAGTACTTACGTTCTTCTTTATCTGGATCTTTGCCGGTACTTTCGCCGGTATGATGGCTGGCCTCTGGGCCGGTGCCCTTATATCTATATTCCTGTGGTGGGCTAAACGCAACGTGCCACAAGAAGAACTCAAGTGGATCAAGACCAAGCGCTTTCCATATCGAAAGCTAGCTTGGGTCACTGTCATTAAAACTAAAAACCGTTAACTAACATCTGGCCTCTGGCCGGTTACAGACTTCAACCCCCTTGAACCCAGCTCTTGGTGACCAGTGCAAGCCAAGAGTCGTTGTCTGTAACTGGTCAGAGGTTAGACCTATCGCATTACTTAAGGAGTAAACAATGCGCACTATTCGCCCATCACAACTCAAGTCCGAACTAAAAGCCAACGCCTTGGCCCGCGTGCCAAGCATGATCTGGGGCCCGCCAGGCCTCGGTAAATCTCAGATTGTTTATCAATTTTCCAACGACCTATACGCCAAGGTCTTCGAACTTCGTGCCAACTTGTTCGATCCCGTCGACGTTCGCGGCGGTCTCAAAGTAGTTGAGCAAGCCGACGGCTCGTACCGAACTCGTTACGGCGTACCTGAGGATTACCCAGATACCAACTATCAGGGCACTGTCGTGCTGCTCATCGACGAGTTGCCCAATGCACCTAAAGCTACGCAGAACGCGTTGCTGCAGTTGACACTCGATCGCAAGATCGGCACTTACGTCCTCCCAGAAAACACCATCATCGTTGGCGCAGGCAACCGTTCGCAAGATCGTGCTGCTGTGCACGAGATGCCAACGCCTGTTAAAAACCGCTTCGCGCACTACACGCTCGAGGCAAACATCGACGACTGGGTAGCCTGGGCGCTTCGTAACAAGATCGACGACAGCATCATCTCGTTCCTTCGTTACCGTCCGAGTCTGCTTCACAGCTTGGACGCCAACGACTACGCGTTCCCGTCGCCCCGTACCTGGGAGATGGTCAGCCGCAAGTTGCCGCATATGAACGACATGTTCTACGGCGTTGCATCGCTTGTCGGCGACGGCCCGGCTGGCGAGTACTTGGCTCACAAAGCAATCCACAAGGATTTGCCTGACATCGAAGACCTCATCAAGAACCCGTCAACCAGCCACGTTCCGAGCGACCCATCAGCTCTGTACGCAATTGCCGGTGCGCTGGCATCACGCGTAGACCAGCTGAACTTCGACGCGATCATGCGTTACAACAGACGCTTGCCACGCGAGTTCCAAGTAGTTCTTGTCCGCGACTGCTTGGCTAAAGAACGTACTTTGATTAACGAAAAGGCATTCAAGGACTGGACCACCGCTAACGTAGAAGTAGTCATCTAAGGAGAACCACATGGCTTCTGTACGATTAACCAACGAAATCCGTAGCGATATTCACCGTAACGCTATGGAAGCTTTCAAGGTTGCTAAACCTATGCCCAAGCCTACCACTTGGCTTTCTGACCGAATCCGCGACGGCATCATGGGATCCGAAGCGTACAAGGTTCTAAAAGACATGTACGAAACACGTAACCGTTACACATTCACTTCGCTTGGCGGAGTGCCTAACAACGTAGCTCAGACCACTGACGCTGTTATCAATCTGTCTTCTAAAACCAACTTCGGTACTACGTCTTTCCCAGACGGTACTAACAAGACTATTCAGATTGAGATGGTACCCCAGATCAAGCTTTTCCGAGGCTCGTCCTGGGGCACAGCAGATTTCTGCTTTGAGGACTTCAGTGCGCAGACGCGTGCAGATCTTGCTGGCCCTTTGCAGCAACTTTCTAAAGACATTGTTGATCACTATGCTGAGCAACATGACTATTCCAAGAAAATCAAAGATCTTTTGGACGCTTGCACGACGGTTAAGCAATTGCTTACCACCTGGCCAGCAGGCGAATCGTTTGTTGGACACGAACACAAGACACGCATGTACACCAAAGTCACTCGTGTCGAGCGTGCCAAACAGATCCGAGAAGAAGTTCAATTCGACGACTCATTTGTAAATGAAGTAGTACTTACCGCAAAACTAGTAGGAGGCTAACATGTCTGCTGAAAGCGCACTTATTAAGGCGCGATCGCAACTGCTCATGGAACAGCCGTTTTTCGGAACGCTGGCCTTGAGACTACGCCCCGTTGAGAAAGAGGACGTAAAGACGGCAGCCACTGACGGCACAAGTTTTTTCTACAACTCTGATTTCATACGGAAACTAGATCCAATGCAGCTTCGTGGGTTAATTGCTCACGAAGTTATGCATTGCGTCTTTAACCATCAAACCCGCAGACAAGCCCGCGACCACAGCTTGTGGAATGTTGCTTGCGATTACGCTATAAACAACCACCTTGTGGACGCGGGTTTTATTCTGCCTAAAGGCGGCTTAGTAGATCCGGCTTATAAAGACATGTCTGCAGAAGCCATCTACAGCAAACTTCAACAAGAACCCAAGAAGCACAAGCCGTGCGCCTGGGGTATTGTTCTTGACGCAAACAGCGGCAGCATAGAGTCTGGTTCTGCTGCCGAGATGGAATCCCAATGGCAAATCGCTGTTGGTGAAGCACTCTCGGTAGCCAAATCACGCGGAAAGATGCCAGGCCATTTAGAGCTTGCGCTGACCGATATTCTTGACCCGAAGGTCGACTGGCGTACCATTCTCTGGCCATTCTTTACCGATCTTACCAACGACGACTTTACCTGGCGTAAACCAAATCGTGCTTACATTTCGGAAGACGAATATCTTCCGTCAATGTACGAAGAAGCCTGCGGTAAAGTTGCAATCGTCGCTGACTCCAGCGGATCTATTTCCGACGAGCAAGGCATCCAGTTCTTTAGCGAACTAGACGCAGTGCTTGCCCAAGTCCGACCTGAGTCGGTTGTATTTATACAGTGCGACGCTAACGTTCAGGACGTGCATGTGTTTGACCGTGGACAACGGATCACGGACAACAAACGTACATTCAAAGGCCGTGGTGGTACAGCATTTGCCCCGGCATTTGCTTACATTAAAGAGCACCATCCGGATGTCCAGGCAATTGTGTATCTCACAGATTTGGAGTCCAGCGACTTCGACGAAGCCGAACGTAACTGCATTGCACCGACGCTTTGGGTAGCTACAACGCGACACTCACAAGCGCCATTCGGTACTACTGTATATTTACCCTCTTGATACAAACTCAGTTACTAACTATCCTCAACGCAAAGGTAGGAGACCTTTATGCCTCGAGTCACGAAAGAACTCATTTTTCCCCGAGCCGTATCTACGGCTAATAAAATCAACCTTACTAGCCTGGCCATTGCACTTGGCACTTTGTCCGAAGACAAAGGGCTTAAAGAAATTGCCACTATAATGACTGACTCTTTGTATGCGAAATCTCGCATACGAGCACAGAAGCGTGCAAATGCGGTACTCGCCGTCCTTGAAGCCTATCGTTAACACGATGGGTCACTTCACTGAAAGTGTAGAAGTTATGCAGGTCTGCGATCTGTTGCTTAATGGCTACACTACCACTGAAATAGAAACAAAACTCAAGATCCCAAAACAACGGGTCGATGAAATTTACCGAATACTGCAGGACGCTACAGCGTACGAAGAAGGATAACGCCGTGTCAGAGACTCTTGTGACTTTGGACTTTGAAACTTACTACGACGTAAAGCTCAGTCTTACCAAAATGACCACCATGGAATATGTCAAAGATGACATGTTTAAGGTCTGGGGTGTTGGCGTTAAAGTCAACGATGAACCAACAGAATGGTTTGGAGCAGACGAAGCTGAAGACTGTTTGCGTCAATTTGACTGGAGCAACGTCAAGTTGCTTTGTCACAACACTTTGTTCGACGGCTACATATTAGCCAGGCATTACGGCATAACGCCCGCGTATTATCTCGACACCGCAGCAATGGCACGCGGCGCGTTTCCTGGCTTATCTGCATCTCTTAAAGAGACAAGTATTCGCTTGTTCCCAGACGACGAATCTATGCGTAAAGGCGAAGACCTTGTTAAAGCCAAGGGACTTTACGACCTTCCACCAGACATTGAAGAGGCTATCTCCAAGTACTGTGTACAAGACGTAGATCTGACCTACGCTGTTTACAACAAACTTGTGGCTAATTACCCACAGTCTGAGTTGGACCTTATTCATCTCACAACCAAGATGTTCTGTCAGCCGATTCTTAAGATTGACCGTGAACGACTGACCACGTACCACGATCAGGAATTCACTCGCGCTGAAGATTTAATCAAGAACTCCGGCGTTTCTAAGGATGTACTCTCAAGCAACGTCAAGTTCGTTGCGCTCCTTGAAAGACTTGGGATTACGCCGCCAGTAAAACGCAGCCCAAGCACCGGTAACATGATCCCGGCGTTTGGTAAAAACGACGCAGGTTGGAAGCAGCTAATGGCTAAGTACCCAGAGCACAAAGCTCTCTGGGATGCTAGAACAGCAGTCAAGTCACGCATCAGTGAGACTCGGTCTAAACGATTTTTAGACGTAGCCCACAGCGACGACACTATTAGTGTCCCGCTTAAGTATTACGCAGCCCATACCGGCCGCTTCGGTGGCACAGAAAAAATCAACCTACAGAACTTACCCCGAGGTAGTGAGCTACGCAAATGTCTTATAGCACCAGAAGGTATGCTCGTTTACGTAGCAGACTTGTCCAATATCGAAGCCCGCATGCTTGCGTGGCTCGCAGGGCAATACGACCTTCTGGACCAGTTTCGCAAGGGTGAGGATATATACAGTAATTTTGCTTCGAAGATTTACAACAAGCCGGTAAACAAACAACAACACCCTACCGAACGATTTGTAGGTAAGACCGCAATTCTAGGTCTTGGCTACGGCATGGGACACAAGAAGTTCAAACTTACTCTGGAATCCGGAGCCGCCGGACCGGCTATGCAGATCTCAGAGTCTGATGCTCTAAACGTTGTACACACATACAGGTCTAGCTACAGCTGCATTCCGCTCTTATGGGGGCGAATGGAAAACCTCTTGAAGCAATCACTAGACCGAAACAACTACGGCGTTACTTACCGCAACGGAGTCTTAACAATACAAGATCGTTCTCTTGTCTTGCCTAATGGAATGGCTTTGAGATACGAGAACTTACAAATGACTCCTCAAGGCATGACTTACGAAACGCGCGGGTTTAGCCATGAGTCAACTTATGGTGGTCGAATAACTGAAAACGTTATTCAGGCTTTATCAAGAATAGTAATTACTGACAGTTTATTGAGGCTAGACAAGAACTTACGCAACGGATGCGTTGCCCTTACCGTACATGACGAAGTAGTAATTGTTGCATCAGATGAAAATCCCGATGCTACAATGGCTCAAATCATTGACGATCTTTGCACCCCACCCAGCTGGGCCCCGGATCTACCGTTATCCGCTGAAGGTGGCTATGACAGGATGTACAGTAAGTAATGTCCAGGCTTGTTTTAACAAGGCGTTTAAACGAAACCGTTGTTGTTCAACACAACGGTAAAGTCCTTGTTGAAGTAAAAGTCTGTCGCATAGATCGTAATCAAGTTCGCATTGCTTTCGTCGCTGACCCGTCAATAATTATTGACCGGAAAGAAACTTTAGACGAAAGCCCCGGCTCTTCGGAGCAAGACAAGGGCTAGTGTTTCTGGGGAGTTGTTATGAAGGTTACGTTTCTGGAGAGCTCAAACGGCACTCCACTTAGCAAACATTACTTTACAAGTGGCGAATCACGACCGTATCCGTATGTAAAAGACGTAACTTCGTACGAGCACACAATACCTAATGATCAAGCTGGTTTAGTGCAGCTTGAAAATTTGATTCGCCAGCATGCTGCAAAAGGTAACTGCATGCTGAAAGGCCCATTGCGTCGCCAACTTGTAAACGAAAGCCGCGCACAAAAAAGCGACAGGCTTGCCGTTAGCAATTTACTTGTACTCGACTTTGATGCAATCACATTACCGCGGCGAATTGTACGTTCGAAAAAGCTGAGCGCTAATGACGTACAACTGATCTCTGAACAGATCATTGCTGAGCTTCCACCTGAACTTCATAACGTCAGTTATATCGCGCAGGCATCAGCTAGCCTTGGTCTTAAAGGCGACCGTATTTCGTTACACATCTTTATAATGCTTACAGTGGCTATGCCACCTAAGTCCATAAAGCTTTGGCTACAAAACATCAATTACGTTTCAGATCTTCTCAAGCCACAACTTGAGTTAAGCGCTAACGGCCAGTCAATCAAACACCCATTAGACGTGTCGGTTGCTGATAACAGCAAACTAATCTTTATATCGCCACCGACGTTTGAAGACTCGACTAAAAACCCATTCGTGGCTGACGACGACCGCATTATTCGCGTCGACAGAGACAACGCAACGTTTGACATGGCAGCAGCCATGGCAAGTCTCAATCCAGAGACTGTCTTTCAAATCGGACAACAGATTAAAGATGACCTTCGCGAAGGCAAAGGCATCCGCAAAAAGTCTGGTAAGTACCAGACAATGACTATTGAGCACCAGGCTCACGAAGTACTGTTAAACCCAGACAAAATGTCCATCTCAATTGCTGACAGTTCAGCAATGCCTTGGGTCCGCTGCAATATCAATGGCGGCGATAGTGGCGGCTACTACTTCAACATCGAACGTCCGACGTACATGTACAACTTTAAGGACGAACCAATATTCGAGATTGAAAAAGCCGACAAGGAATTTTACAAAAGCATCTTCGAGATCTTTCAACAGCATCTCGAGAAAGTCGGTAAGTCTACTTACCCGGTTGTTCTTCGTGACTATTACACCGACGTCTACTACAACGGAGTATTTGACCCGAACTTAAATCAGTTCACAGAAGAATACCCGTTAATCCCGACTAGCAAGACCAGCATTGAAAGTTTCATGCTAAGCCACGGACGTCCGGAACCAGACTTTATCCGTGACGCACGCGTTGTGTTTGACCCTACATCTAACAGTCCAGCCATTGATTTCGACAATGTCCCATACTTCGTAAACATGTACCGTAAAACTAAGTACATGTTAGGAGCTGAAGACCTTGGCTTTAAACTAGAGTTTGGCCAAGCAAAACTGATATCGAACCACTGCCCACTAATCTATACCTTGATACATCACGTTCTTGGCAACGGTGACCAGGAGTTCGAACGTTTTATCAACTGGCTGGCTTACATATTCCAGACACGCAAGAAAGCCAAGACAGCCTGGGTACTTGGCGGCGTACCAGGAACCGGTAAAGGTTTGTTCTATAGCAAGGTACTTCGTCCCTTGTTTGGTTCTGAGCACGTACCAATGCGAGCACTGCAGAGCATTGAAGAACACTTCAATCTCTACATGCGTAACTCAATCTTTTTGATTGTCGACGAATTCCACATGGCCTCGTCTTCGCTTGGCGCTATGAAGATTGCTGACAAGCTTAAGAATCAGATCACAGAAGATACAATCACAATCCGCGCAATGCGCACTAACCAAGTTGAAGTCCCTAACTTCACTAACTTCATCTTTCTTACCAACCGCAACGACGCGGTAAAAATTGAGAACGGCGATCGTCGGTATAACATTCCGCCACGCCAGGAGTTTAAGTTAGAAGAAGCTCACCCAGAACTTCTCAAGAACCTCGATAAACTAGAAGACGAACTGTTTAGCTTCGGATCTATTTTGCATAGCTTCGTAGTTAATGAGCGCATGGTTCATACCTGTATTGACAACCAGGCCAAGAACCATATGCGACACGTTTCTATGTCGCTCATGGAAGAGTTCTCGGAGGCTATCAAACGCGGCAATCTGTTGTTTTTTAGCGACATCTTGGACATCAACACAGCCAACGTTCAGAACATGAACGAAGTTGCTACGGCGCAACGCTTTGTAAAAACCTGGATTGCTAACGCCAAAGAGAAGTACGACATCATCCCGATGGAACATCTTCGCACTGTGTATCACGTACAAACTGAGTCAAGCAACCGTTTGTCCCAACGTGAGTTCACAAAACAAATGAGCCGTAACGGGATCGAGACATCCAGAAAACGAGCTGCTAATGCTAGCCGTGACAGCAACCTTATTAGCGGGGTAACAGTCACTTGGAACATTGACGACCTCGAGCGTCAACGTCTCATCAACATCTATTTTGATGGGACCGACCAACGACTGTTGCAAAATACAAACATTAGCTATACTGACAAGGTCAATTCCAACTGAGTCAGTAATAGTGATTAAACTTACGCAGAGTACCAGGCCGGACTCTGAAGACGGTTTACTTAAACCTGAGAAGTTCGGTCCTGTCCCCACCTGGTCCTATTCGGCGCTCAAGACCTTTGAAGAGTGTCCTTACCGGACCTACATTCAACGTGTTAAGAAGATCCCTGAACCGCCTAGTCCTGCGGCAGATCGAGGCACAGCAATCCACAAGCTGGCCGAAGAGTTTGTCAAAGGCGAAATAGGCGAACTCCCAGCTGAGCTTGAAAAGTTCGAAGACGAGTTCCACGAGTTACGTACGCTTTTTGCGGACGCCAAAGTAGAACTCGAAGGCGAATGGGGCTTCAGCATCGAATGGGAACCCGTAGGCTGGATGGTCCCCCAGACTTGGGCGCGGATTAAACTAGACGCCTTAGTCCACCAGGACGACACCAGCGCAAGAGTCATCGACTTTAAAACCGGCAAGAAATTCGGCAACGAAATCCCGCATGCCCAACAGTGTTTGCTGTACGCAATTGCAACGTTCTTCCGGTACCCGCAGCTTCAGTACGTTCGGACCGAGCTCTGGTACCTAGACAAAGGCGAGTCAACAATGCGCGGCTTTACACGTCAAGAAGCCATGCAATTTGCGCCAGGCTTCCACAGCCGAGCAATAGGCATGACAACCTGTGAAGACTTCACCCCGACACCAAGTAAAGACGCCTGTCGATGGTGTCCCTATGGCAAAGGTGAGCACCCCGAGTGTACTTGGGGCGTTAAATAGTTCTCCTGTAGGACCGTCCTGTTACGGACCTTTCAAACCCCTCCTAGTGAGGGGTTTTTTTGTGAGCATTAAAAGCTCGTCGTAACATAAGGAGGACTCATGTCCCTTTTCTTGAAGCTGGTAACAGCTCTAGAAATAATCTTACTTCTTAAAAAGTTACGAGAACAAAATGAAACCTCTACTTCAAACTCAAATAGCTATACCGTTATCAAGAACCCGGTTCAGAAAAAGCGTCAAGGAACCGACGCTAACAATGCTGAAATCCGGCAAAGCTAACAAAAAGCTAGGGGGCTCCGTCCGCAAAGGAATGTGGAAGGGGCTCCCGATTTTTTCCCTGACGCTTGAAGAACGAGCTTCTTGCCCATCTACCTGTGAGCAATGGACCAACTGTTACGGCAACAACATGCCGTTTGCTCACAGATATGACCACACCCACCCTCATTTCGAAGAAGCACTGACCACGGACCTCTTGCAACTGTCAAAGCGCCACGAACAAGGATTCGTTGTCCGTTTGCACGTACTTGGCGATTTCTACTCTGTAGACTACGTCCGCTTCTGGATGACCATGCTGCTAGTTCTACCTGGACTACGAGTGTTTGGGTATACACATCATCGGCACAACACCCCAGTTGGACAACTAATAGGTAACTTAAACGTTACCTTCCCAGACCGCTGGCGTGTACGGTTTTCAGATGACCCAAACATCGAGTTCCGGTCACAAGTTGTTGCTTCTTTGCAACAAGCTACCGGAGTCGTATGCCCTGAACAATTGGGCAAAGCCGCCTCATGTGGCGACTGTGCGTACTGTTGGCACAGTGAAAAACCTGTATTCTTTGTTGAACATTGACAAAACTCGAGTTAGTATCTGATCTTTACTGAGAACTAATCAATGCTTAAACCTTTTGATCATCAAGTTAAAACTACTAATTTCCTTCTAAAAACTCCCCGAGCACTTATCACTTCCGATCCAGGAACTGGTAAAACCCGCAGCGTCATCGACGCTTATGCTCAACGGAAAGAAGGACGCATGCTCGTACTTGCGCCTTTGTCGATCCTCTCTGCTTCGTGGGGAGACGACATCAAGAAGTTCCAGCCCAAGCTGACCTACGTCGTTGCTTATGCTAAGAACCGAGAAGCCGCGTTCAAATCTAAAGCCGACATCGTAATAACCAACCACGACGCTGTTAAGTGGATAGCCAAGAACGAAAAGCTTCTTCAGGGCTTCGACACCATCTGCATTGACGAATTCACGGCGTTCAAAAACAAAGACAGTCAGCGTAGCAAAGCAGTGCTTAAGCTAGCTGCCAAGTTTAAGTACCGCATCGCTATGTCCGGTACGCCGAACAGCAACACAATCTTGGACATCTGGCATCCAACACTAATCGTGGACGACGGTGAACGGCTAGGTAAACGTTTCTACGGCTTTCGATCAGCTGTCTGTACTTCACGGTTCAATGGCTTTGCCAATGAGTGGGTAGACAAGCCCAACGCCCAGGAAATCGTTGCAGCGTCTATTAAAGACATCAACATCCGTTACCAGCTAGAAGACTGCATCGACATGCCAGAACAGTCTGTACACACAATGTGTGTACAACTGACGCCTGACATCATGAAACAGTACGAACTTCTAGCCGCCGACTCTGTTCTTTACACCGGTAAAGAAACCATCAACGCCATCAACGCAGGCGCACGCGTCAAGAAGCTCCTGCAGTTATGTACCGGCGCTGTCTATACAGAAGACGGTGCAGCCTGTGGGATACACTCCGAACGTTACGAGCTTGTAATGCAGCTAGTGTCCGAGCGCAAACACTCATTAGTGGCGTTCAATTGGCGACACGAACGCGAACATCTTGTTCGCCTTGCTCAAGAAATGGGCCTTGAGTACGGTGTAATTGACGGTGACACGCCAGCTAACAAACGCAAAGACATCGTCGATCGCATGCAGGCTGGCCAGCTTAAAGTCGTATTTGCCCATCCGCAGTCAGCAGGTCATGGCTTGACGCTAACCACTGCAACAACAGTCATCTGGGCATCGCCAACGTACAACGCTGAACACTATCAGCAGTTCAACCGCCGAATCTACCGTGCTGGTCAAACTCAAAAAACAGAAATCATCCACATTGCAGCAGACAATACGTGGGAACCTGATGTATATACCAAACTACAAACCAAACTCGAACGTATGGACGACCTATTACAGATCCTTAATCAACTTACCCCAGCAAGGAAAATAGCATGACTGCAAGCATCAATGACCTCATAGAACGTCGCGCTGAGATCAAGCGCGAAACCGAGCAGCTGAACAACCGGCTGAAAGATTTGAAAACCGCTCAGGACGAAATCGACCTGGCGCTTTTAAAGAAAATGGACGCCGAGGGATTGTCTCGCACTGCGAATGGCGATTACTCAGTATCCATCAATGAAGACACGGTACCGGAAGTAGAAGATTGGGACGCTTTGTACAATCACGTTATTTCTACCCGTGACTTTAGCTTGATCCAAAGACGGGTAAGCTCAACGGCTTATAAAGAGCTGTTGAAACTCGGGGAAGGAGTCCCCGGCCTTTCACCAAGGACAATCCGTAAGATCAATTTTCGTTCACTCTAAACATAGGAATATACCTAAACATGTCTAATGCAATCGCTCTTGTATCGTCCAACGTTCCTGCCCACGTTATGCAAGGCACTGGCCTTGGTAACGAGAATGTCGGCCAAAACGTAACTATCCCTCGCGTCAAGCTTCTCCAAAAGATGTCTGATGAGGTGGACAAGTACAACTCCAAGTACATTCAAGGCGCTGAACCTGGTCACTTCTTAAACTCCTTGACCGGTCAGAACTATGGCGAAGAGCTGTACGTAATCAACTTGTTGTTCCGCAACGAGTTCGTTGTATGGCGTAACCGCGATTCAGGCGGCGGTATCCTTGGGTCATTCAACTCGTTGGCCGAAGCTCAAGAAGCCATCAAGTCCCAAGACAAGCCGCAGGACTACACCATCACTGATACCCATTCACATGTGCTTTTGATCAAGAACCCGGAAACAGGTGAACTCGACCGTACGCCAGTGATCATGGACTTCTCGAGTTCGAAGATGCGCATCTCGCGCAACTGGAATTCAGTCATCGGCCTGAAAGGCGGTAACCGTTTCTCGGGTCTTTGGAAACTTAAGTCTGTCTCTGTCACTAACAAAGCCGGTGCCCAGTTCATGAATCTGGAAGCTGACTTTGTAGGTTGGGCCACCGAAGAAGACTATGAGTATGCCAAGTCCGTTTATGGACAACATACTGGTCGGATCGTTGACTAATCAGTGAACGAACACGGCTTCATACGAGCTGTACATATGGATCTTCCATCGGAAGTTTTCCGGTGGAAGATCCATGATACGTTTGCGGGCGGAGTACCTGACGCTTTTTACGCCGGACCTGTAAGTACTCTATTCGTAGAATACAAGTACGTAAAAGCATTTCCTAAACGAGACACCAGCCCAATACGTACCAGTCTCAGCACACAACAAATCCATTGGCTAAATAGACTACACGACCTCAACCAGCCCGTAGCTGTTGTCATTGGCTGTGAAAAGTTAGCCGTTGTCCTCACTGATAAAACCTGGTCAGAGTACATACCTAAACAAGACTTCATAAACAAAGCCGTACAGTTTGCAGATGTATCCAAATGGATACACAACAAGACATGCATAGAGGCTATATGACTATCGATAACGAAAGTCCGCCCGACTCCTGGAGAGAAGAAATTCTCAAAGGACCAGCATCTGTAAGCCAGCTAAGAGAAGTAATAGCTGACTTAAAACACTCCCTCAAGATAGCTAAAGCAGAGTCCGAGCGTCTTAAAGACCAGAACTCTAAGCTAATGAACCAGCTAACTGAAACAATAGCCAGAGAAATGGAAACACTGGCTACTAACGCTCGCCTTAAAAAAGAGATAAGCGAAGTATGGAAAGCAATAAAAACCGTTTAGAACGGGAAATATCCAGACTAGAAAAAGAAATAGCTGCATATCGTAGTTACCACTCAGAAAAAACAGCTACAGAAATAGCCCTCATACTATTTGGGGTTTGCGTTGGGCTTTGGTTCGGTTACTTAATTGGAGCAAGCCAATGACTGACGAATTGCACTTAGGCGTGATACACGAAAAAACAAAGCTTGCTGTGCTACGAGAAGCGGTAGACAGAGCTGATAATCTCGCCTCTGTCCAAGCACAATTAGCAACTAGCCAGGCTCAGACTATTGCTAGCCAAGAAACACTAATCCAAGACTTAAAGAATCAAGCTCTAGAACTTAAATCTAGAATTAGATCTTTAGAAAGTGAAATCTCAGAACTAAGGATTGCTTTAAGTTATGACTAGACGCATAGAACAGCCTTACACCAGGCTCTCTCGATTCAACCCTAAACTTACGTTCGAGCAATACAAAGTGCTTGTCGAACGAAAGAAACATGCCCGTGCCAACCTGGAACGTGTCAAATACAAAGACTTAGTAGAAAAATGGGGCGTTAGACAGTACTATATGGCTACTGCTGTTAACCGTGGAATAAAACAATACGACTATTTGCTATGGAAAGCGGGTGAACTGCAATGACCCGCGACGACATCATCCGAATGGCGCAAGAAACGGGGTTCGATGTAGAGGTGCAGGACACATTTAACTACAAACCTCAGCACTCTTTTATTGGTAGTGACGAAAACATCGAACGATTCGCCGCCCTCGTTGCCGCAGCCGAGCGGGAGGCGTGTGCTCAAGTATGTGACCGTATAACATGGAGCAACGAAGCCAAGTTCTTTGCTACTGCTATCCGACAAAAGGAAAATACAAATGACTAAAGATGCAGTCAACCCATCCCACTATAAACGTGGAGATATCGAATGCATCGATGCAATGCGAGCTAGCTTAACGCCGGAAGAATTTCGTGGTTACTGCAAAGGCAACGTCATGAAATACTTGTGGCGTCATGGAGAAAAAGACGACACCGTGCAAGAAGCAAACAAAGCTAGCTGGTATCTGTCATGGTTGCAGGGTAAAGACCCTCGCAACCTTACTCCATAGTAGTCAGCATCTGCTGTAGAAGATGGGACACCCTATCTACCAGGGCCTCATCTTCCGATAGCTCGTAGTATCCAGCAACGTCAAGAATAGCGTGCACAGCTTCGTGCAAAAATACCTGCTGTCTATTGGTACCTTTTAGCGTACCTATAATTTCTATCCGATACTGGTCAGGCATCCACATGCCTACGCAGTCTTTACCGTGTTTCCACTTTTTAGCAGGCACATTAACTATCTCAATAGTGTGCCCGGCAAGCTTAAACTGCTTCGGGATACCGTCTTCAATACGCTTGGAAACTGGCATGCTGAACCCCTCCAAGTAGCTGGGAAGGGATTTTAACTTTTCTTCTTAGGGGCAGAATACCCCTTAGACGGTTTTTTCTTTTCCATCTTAATAGGCTTAGTTGGGGCGTTTAAGCGGCACTGTTTACCCTGGTGCATTTCCGTCTCCCGTAACCGGCTTCGGATACTTTTCTTTAACTTCCAACACCTTACGACGCATCTCTTCAAGGGCCTCTCCGCCCTTCCACAGTGCGTCAAGCTGATCTCTTACGTCAGGATAACTATCACGCCTTAAAGCAGCGTAGCTCTGTTTAACCTTGTACTTCACAAGGCACCTCTACAACCGTATCCAAATGCTTAAGATTAAAAACAACTACCTTCAACAGTTGTGGGTAGTCCACTTCAAACTCAATAGACTCACCTTCTACGTCTAGTAGTTCACCATCAACAGCTACTTTGCTACCGGCTGGCAAACCACTAACACGGTTAGTACTAACAGTTACTTGCA